TATCTTATTCAAATCCTTTCTTTATGATATCCATTATAATTAGCATCACGTGTCGATAAATTCCTTCTGTCAGTCCAAAATAATCCATTCTTTTGGACAAATCTTTTATTTCTGAGTTATCGATTAATTTTTTTATGACAAATCCTCTAGAAAAATCTGTATTGATAACTCTAGAAGAACTAAAAATATCAATCATTCCTTTATTTGGTTCATTGCGACGTAAAATCTTCTGATTTAAAACTAATGGAAATAAATCACTCATATGCAATAATCCTAGCAATATCTCATTTGCCATATTATCTATCACATATCCATTTCTTCTATGAATATAGGAATTACCGTTGGTTCCCATTCCAGTAATATAAACTTTTTCTTTATTATCTGGAGCAATATAACCTGAAATTTCCATATTATATTCTGGATAAAAAGCTTTATTTTTATCAAGAATAATTCTTGGTTCACAATATTTGTTATTATTCAATATTAATCCTTTTGAATAATCAAATGATACCTTTGACTCAATTATCGCCTTTGATATTTCTCCCATGTATGGGATGAATAAAGTTAATTTTGAGTTTTCCATTGGGTTGCCTTTGAATAATGATCTGTACAATCTACTTTTCTTTTGCATAATTTATCACTCTCCTATTTTGGGTGTGCCCCATTTATTTATTATAATAGAAACTATTTAAATTTCTATCAGTTATATAATATATAATCAAAACATATTTATAATCATAGTGTGCTCTGTCTCACATTATGGTTACCATGGACAAAGTCTTCCTTGTTTCTTGTTCGGAATCTGTTCTTTTCATTTCTATCCCTTTTATTTTATTGACCCAGACAGTTCGGCGCTGTCTGGGTTCGGCTTCGCAAAATAATTCCCTATAGCATTTAGCTATAGGGAATATTAATTTAACCATCAGTTGGAAAGTCTATAAAATTAAAGTTCTTTTTAAGTCTATTATCTTCAGATAGTTCTACATCATCGCAGAAGCTAGTAAATACGCTGTCTGGAATATTTGTTTCCCCTTCCAAAAACCTATCCTTTACTTCTTCCTCATCAAAACCATTTGCTTTTGCATAAGCTGATAGTACCACTTTATTTCTAAGCATATCTTTAAGAACATTTTCATCATATTCTTGTTCTTGCTTAATATATTCTTGGTACGTGATGCCTTTAGCCTTTTGCATAAGCTTTAATTGTTCGGTTACTTCTTCTCTGATAGTATTATCTTGTGCTGTTACAGGTTCTACCTCTTCGATAACACTGGTGAATTGTTCATCTAGATCTGTTATTTTATCATCAGTATTAGTTTCGGTATAAATGGTTGTCTTTTCTATATTAAAGAATTCTTTTAAATGTTTTCCGTCATACCAGACATATAATGCCATTAGATAAGAAAACACTTGGTCATCATGGGTATTGGCAGAATGTTCTATTTTGCCATCACGCTTAACCTGCATTCCTTTCATCTCTTCAAGTATTTTAGGAGAGATAAACTTATCCTTATGCATAGCAACGCGCTGTCTGAGAGTATCAATTAAATTCATACGCGCTTCTTTAGTAGAATCTAATCCATATACCTTGGTCTTTTGTTTCTTTCGCACAACTCTTAGTCCATCCGTTGTTTCTTCGATAACTCTATCTTTAATTTCAAAATACAAATTCTTTTTAACCTTAGACTCTTTGAGTTTTGCAATAACAGCCGCACCAAATCCACCGTTTCTTTCTATATTAATTATAGCATTAGGATAGAATTTTAGCGTTACTCCCATTACAAATCTAGCTAAATCTATTGGAGATATATAGTTACAAGAAAAATCTGCTATTACTTTTGTAGTTTTAGAATCTATAACAGTAACAGCTGACGCATCTCTACTATACCCGCCAGATACATCGACACCTATGATAGGAGGATATTTTGGTACTAGATCTCTTCTAAGAACAATTTTTTCATATATCTTAAGATATTGCCCTGGTAATATTTCTTCTTCTGAAATAGGAGGGTGAACTCTTCTTGTAATTTCTTCTAAATCAATATCATCAAATGGGCAATTTTCCGGGCTATCGCTCCATTCCAAAAGTATTTCTCGGCGTATATCTCTCATTTTGTTTACGCCCATTTTTTTAACAAGATCTGCAAACCATTCTTCACTTCGCCCTACTTGTTTATAATCAAATTTTACATAAACAAAATCGCTTAATCTATTGGCATGTACCATGGCTTCTATTTGCAATGGAGATTTATCATACCATCCTTCTGAGAAGTCTGTTGCATCATGTTTCATATTATATGCATACAAACCTTCTCTACAACTTAACACGCCAGGAGTTGTAGTGACAAGTGTTCCATATGGGGAATTTGCAGTTTTAGCATTTATAAATGCTGTACTTAATGCTGGAGCTGTATTGGTGTATATAATATCATTATATGGGACAAATCCCCATTCGTCGGCCCACAAACAAGTAATTGTTCTTCCTCGTAATAGATTGGCTGCAGACGTTTCATTTCTTGCAGATGGTGCTGTCTTAATGATATTATTATTTATTGGATGCTGCAATGTTTCTACGGTGGATGGCATTTTTTTCTTTTTACCACCAATAGAAAATTCTTGAGACATTTGCAGATAAGAAGGCAATGCATCTCTTATATCTCTAAGCCTACTCAGATTTAATTTAGAATCTTTCATAGCTTTATTCAAGAACGTAATTTCTGCATTAGCCGTAGCAAAGTTATATACATATAGATACCAAATTATGGCGGCTATAGATTTGCCTTGCTGACGAGGAAGTTCAAAAAAGATATTTAAATTCAATAACAAACAAAAACTTAGTGCTAAATTTCCGCGATGAAGTTTATACCGAACACCAGTTGACTTCCCTGTTTCTGGAACACGTATTACTTCTCTTATAAAATACCAATAGTTAAATTGGCATTCTCTAAGTACTCTAGCTTTCATTTCTCTACTTAGCATAGTATCATGTGGATCTATTCCGGCCAATCCAGGATCTAAAAGCATTAGCATAAACTTATTGTTTTGAATTCCTTTTCGTTTTAAGAAATAATGTATTTCCAAAAACGATCTATTACTAGTAGTCATTTGATAGCATATTTGAAATTGCTGCTTTGGGGTCTGTTGCAGCTGCGAGTTTATCATTCTATGTCACTCTCCTTTAGTGAGCCTATTATAATAAAGTTGGCTCAAATAAAGGAATTTCGTGAAATAGTTCCCCTATTCATTACGAATAGGGGTTTATTTATATACTTACTCTTTCAACAACTGTTATTAAATTATCTTGATGCTGTGCTAAAGCATTATAATAATTTTGCCTAGATATTGCTATATCATTACATCTTGCAAGCAACTCTTCATCCGTTAATGTTATATCTGTATATGATTTAGCATATTTTGAGAATAGTGCTTGCTTATGCTTATAATATCCTTTTAAAGTAGAGAATCCTTTATCCACAATTTCTATATACATTGTGTCTTTGTCTCTTGTTCGCCCCAAAGTTTGCCTTGCAATTACTTCCGATCCAAATGGTTCAGCCAATACTATTGCCAGTTTAAGCCCTTTTATATCAATCGCTGCGCCACAGGACTTAGTTGTTGATAATATCACCATTTTAGACAATTGTAATGGCTTAAGTTCCTTAGGAACTGTTGAATTATAGATACCTATATTTCCTCTGAACTCCGGAATCCAGTATTCCATCCAGTGATATATCTGTTCTATAGCATAATTCTTTCCAATGTAAATTAATGTTTTGCCTTTCTTTTTAATTATTTCAGATAATACAAAAATTAATTTATAGAAATTTGGTTTCGTGATAATATAATCTACATATCTTAGCATATCAAAGCCAAATCTATTACGGCAATGCTGAATATCAGCAGCTGTTGGATGCGAGTTATAATGTATAGCAACATAATGAGTTCTTGGATCTCTTTCGTCATCAAATAAATCTAATGCAGGTATATTCTTGAAATATGCTTGATAAATTACATTTCTTTCTTCATCACTTTGAGCAGGGGTTGCGGTGAGATATATAGTTTTATAGGTATTTGTATTCAGATCTATCCTTGCTATATTATCAAATTCTAAATGAGCCTCATCGTATATTTTTATTCCTATTTTTAAAAGCGCAAATAATTCCCCTACTTTATCCCATCCATATTTTTCTCCATAGTTTCTAATAGTTCTATGAGGAGCTAATACAAATTTTATTGTATTGATATCTACCATACCATTTAGCAACTTAGCAATAGATCCCATTCCTGAGGCAATATATATTTCACTACTTTTAATATCTGTATATTCCATTATTTTGGCTTTCCATTGTTCTATCCATCCTATCGTAGCTGTTATCATTATTGTGCGCATACATAGGAATGCACATATAGCTACGGATAAGTATGTCTTTCCCTCTCCAGGATTTAAATTTACAGATAGTTGTGACTTTGATTTTGTATAGGAATACTCGGCTTGTCCAAGTAAAAATCTTACTCCTTCTTCTTGTACTAAATCTCTTGGAAGCGATGTTAATCTTATAGGGGTGACCATTCCTATAGGATCGCAATGCACATTAATATGTGCTTTAGTTCCTATAGCATTTTCTACGAAAAAGATATCTATTCCTCTAGGAAGATACAAATCTTTCTTTTCGGCATCATACATTAATACTTTAAGATCATATTTATGCGTCAATTTATTAAAAATTGAAAAAAATGATTCAATCCTTGTTGAATCTCCCATATTATAATCATGGATTACTATAGAGCTATGTTTAACCTCTATCTTATTCATAAATTTACCCACCTCAATTACAAAATTGTTTAGCAAATTATAAAAACTGAAAATGAGTGAAAATGAGTGAAACAAAACTATAATCAAAGCGAAGGGATTGAGAATATGGCACATAATTTTTTATGCCGATTAAGAGGTTCCAGCAATGGAATAATTGATGCTGTACTTAGTAATGTATGGACAAATGTAGGAGGAGCAACTGTTGTAGAAAAAGCAGGAGCTTTTGGGGGATATGCTATAAATATAGATAATGATAAAATTTTATCATTATCCACTGAGATTGTATTAAAAGGCATAACCAAATGGACCATATCACTATGGTCGTATAAATTAGCAGTAGGGTATTGGGACATGATTCTTACCGATTCTGGCGGGTATCACACTATTCAAAATGGTGATTATTCAACCCCTAATAAAATAGGAGCCAGGATTAGCAGTAGATACTATTCGATTAATACTAGCGTAACTCAGACTTTAAACAAATGGACACATATAGCATTAACGAATGATACAGCAAACACTAGAATGTTTGTAGATTGGGTTCAAAAAGGAATAACTTCGCCGTCTGATTTTAAGTTTAGTAAATTAAGCTATGATAATCAAGCAGGATATGCATGCAGACCTGGATATGTAGATGACTTATGCTGTATAAATAATGAAGCATTATGGGTATCAGATTTTGTTCCACCAACTGATTATCTTGGAGGAACATTGATGCAAAGTTCATATCTAGATCTAAATAAAAAATTATGGGGATATAAATAAAGGTGGTTAAACTTTTGAATACAAATTTTTTATTAAGTCTAAGAGCAGGAAACCTTGGTGTTGTTGATGCTACTAAAAGAACATCATTTACATTAAATAATATAGAATGCTCGCAACCTGGATATATCGATGCAAATAAAAAATGCTTACGAATAGGTAATGATAATGAATGCTATATTAAAATGATACTTCCAGAAGCTATCATCAATGATTTTACAATATCTGCATGGATTAATATGGATACGACCCAGCTGCAAGCAGAATCTTCTTTACTATTTTGGTATAATGATTACTCATCTCTTTTGACAGGAATATATCTTTTGGATGATATATCTCAAAAACCTTCTTTTTGGAAAGCGCAGAACCCTTATACAAGATATCTTACATATCAAACTGCTATGAGCAAAAATGTATGGTATCATTTTGCACTAACGCGAAAGTCAGGCACAACTAGAATGTTTTTAAATGGTATAAAATCTAGCGCATCATGTACAACTGTTGTTGATATAAGTCAAAAAAATATTGCCATAGGTACTTTATGCTTTACTGGATATTTAGATGACTTATGCGTTATAAAAGATTCTGCACTATGGGTTGATAATTTTACCCCTCCAACGTATTATCTATATGATATAATGCAAAATATTAAAGACACATATAAAGATTCTTATAAAAAAATATGGGGATATAAATAAAAAATAAAAGAGGGTGCAATTGCACCCTCTTATTATCTTTAGCTAAAAGGAAAGCCAAAAGCATAATAAAATCCTGCGCTAAATCCAGCAGCAGTTGATTCATTAGGACCAAGATCATCTAGCCTAAACACGTTCCAATTTTTTCCATTTGAGGACCAAGCAAACTGTCCGCTATCAGATCCATCATTATACCAGGAATACCATTTTGTTCTGGTATCTATAATGGCATTTCCACGATTTGTGGCTACAGTAACTTCATTTTGTGCCCATAGATAAATCTGGTGAGGATCATTCATCTTGACTGTTACTGAACTGATGTCAAGATAAATTGCCGTGTCCATATGACCATTGATCAATTTATAATTTGTATCTCCATTCAGATACCTATCATAGGCACTTGCCTGCTGGATAGTCTGCTCCGGCTGAACAATGGCTAAGCCGAAAAGCATTACCATTACTACCATAATGCTTGTTAATAATTTTTTCATGTTAAACGCTCCTTTTATTTTAATAGATATTTATATCACTTCTATAATATATAAGTGATATAATTAAGTTTAACAAAGATAAAATATTGATTATTATAGTAATTTACCATGCGCATATATATTTAGCTCAATGCATTTATAATTTTCTGGTACTGCTCTATCGATAAAGAACATTTTGTTTGGATCAGCAATTGCTATAATAATATGCTTACTACGAAACAATCTAAATCTATCTTTATTTAATTTAAGGCCTTTATGTATTTGCCTTAATGCATATCTACGAAATTTATTGATATCCGCATCACCGACTTGATCATTGTCTATTAGTGTAAATACATTTATGGATTCTTTCATTCTAAAACCTCCGTATATCTATTTATTAATTTAGCCGATGCCTCAGTTACGATATGTGGAATACCTTTTCCTTCTAATTTATCAATTCCGCCATATGCGACTAATTTTTGAAAATTATCTAATCCTCCAAACAATTTAAGTGTTTCCGCACTTATTTCTATAACCATCTTAAATTCTATAAGATTCTTTTTTAGCTTTGCTTTTTCCTTTTCATCTCTTTTAAAATGAACTCCCTTTTCTCCCCATTTATAACTCCAGCCATTTCTGGCTTGAAGAGGAATACCATCAAATTGATTGGAAGAATTATAATATTTATCATATCCATCCATATAAATATTTGATATTACCTGATGATGTTTAATTTTTCTACTATCAGAGCGATCTAATAGTTTAT